ATCCGTTACAGCAGAAAAAGGCGAGGACTTCAAAGCAAATCAGGTTATAAGAGTGTTAGACCAAATCGGAAAGGATACAGCCAACACATTTAATACGAAATATTTGGGTATTGTGCAGAACACAGCCGCCGGAAGAATTGCTTTTTGGAATGATTTAGTAACCTATTGCAAGGAGCTTCAAAAGCTTTCAGCAATAGAGAACTTTAATTCCGAGGATATAGCGGTTGAAGCCGGAAACGATAAAAAAAGCGTTGCTGTAACAATGAATATAACTCCGGCTTGTGCAATGACTAAGTTATATATGACAGTAATTATTAATTAAGGAGGTAGGATTAAATGCAGTTTATGAATGAACAGGATGTACCAAACGGAAACCAAGCCGAATGTTATGTGACTATAAATGACAAGGTTTATCCGGCTATGTTTGCCAAAGATTTTAAAGCCAACATAAACATAAAAACAAAAGAAGTCCCTGTTTTGGGTAAAAACATTATGGGACACAAGCCGCAAAATGCCGCACTTGCTTTTGAAATGACAATATACAAGTGTACGGAAATATTTGACGATATGGTAGAAGAATTTAAAAAGACGGGTGTACTGCCTTTGTTTGACATTCAAGTAACACAGTACGATAAGACTACAAGTATCGGAAGAAGTACGAAGATTTATAAAGGCTGTACTTTAGACGGAGATATACTGTTATCAGCCTTTAACACTCAGGGCGATTTTATAGAACAGACCGTAAAGGGTTATTGTTCGGATTACGAAGCACCGGAAAAATACACAAATCCAAGCTATATGGGATAAAAATTAAAACAACTTAAAAACAAACAGGAGGATAAAAAAATGGGAAATTTAAGTTTTTTCTTAAAAGAGAACGCAGAACAAGTAAAAAATGAAAAAGTAGTTGTATCAAAGAGATTTAAGGGTGCAGACGGAAAGCCTGTACCCTTTGAGATTAAAGCCGTAACAACAGCGGAAGACGATATGATAAGAAAGAAGTGTACAAAAAGAGTACCTGTGCCGGGAAAAAGAAATCAGTTTACACAAGAGTTTGACTCAAACGGTTACTTACTGGAGCTTAGTGCTGCTTGTGTGGTATATCCGGACTTAAAAGCAAAAGAGCTTCAGGATAATTACGGAGTACGCGGAGAAGCGGCTGTTTTAGGGGCAATGCTTACAGCGGGAGAACTTGGCATACTTGCCGAAAAGGTTCAGGAAATCAACGGATTTAACAGCTTTGATGAATTGGTCGAAGAAGCAAAAAACTAATTAAGGGAGGCGATATGGAGGCTAATTATGCCTACTATTGCCTCCACCAGTTTCATATGCTGCCGTCAGCCTTTTTAGGTTTGCCAAGAAAAGAAAAGGCGACGATTGCAGCCTTTGTTGACTTAAAGCTGGAACACGAAAAACAAAAGATAGACGAAATGAAAGCAAAGCAGGGAGGCTTCTAAGATGGTTGAACAAAGATTAAGTATAAAAGACAACATATCTCCCGTACTCAGGAAAATGCTAAATACTATAAGCAACACTATAAATCGTTTTAACGGTCTAAAAAACTGCATGATAGAGCCTTTGAGAGTGGAATGTGACGGGGCAGTATCTTCCCTGCACAAGATTAAAAATGCCGTAGACGACATTAAAACCGTTGAAATAGAAGAATTAGACTACTCAGAGCTTATGAAAGAGGTTTCAAGCGTACCTACGGTTAAATTTAAGTCCGAAATTGAACCGCTGGACTATTCTGAACTTGCCGAAGAAACCAAAACTATAAAAATTGAATGGGAAGTCCCGCAAAGGACTTCTTTTTTTGATACAACGGGTGTTGAAAGATATAAACAGGAAATTTCTTCGGCTTCTGAAATGATAAACAAGCTTATAAATAATCAAAATAATATAGCCATTTCAGCACAAAAAATCGACATTCTGCCCAATAAAGCAAATGTTGAACTGGCAAAGCTACAGCAAAGACTTTTAAAAGTATCGCAGACAATAACAGAAATGTCAAACAAGCATTTATCGGACTTGGATGCAGACAGGGTAAACAATACAATAGAAAGCCTCAGAAACAGTCTTTACAGTGCTGTAAATGCTCAAAACAGACTAAATACAGCTATGTCAAAAGCAGACATTACGCAGGCGAATATAGAGTATGCGGAGCTTAACGAACAGATAGAACAGGCAGAAAGAAATATAAGGGATAATATAAAATCGCAAAACAGCTTTAACAACTCTATTGATGAGGGTTCAAATAAGGCAGATAAGCTTTTGGGGCTGCTTGGAAAATTTGCGGCAGCCATAGGCGTAAAAACGATAGTTGAAAAAACCGTCAATATATCGGACCGGACAACACAGACAACGGCAAGACTTGATTTAATTGCAGACGATAACGGAAGTGTTGAGGGACTGAAACAGAAAATATTTAACTCTGCACAGGCTTCAAGAGGTGATTATCTGACGGTTGCCGATACAGTTGCAAAATTAGCCGCAAATGCTAAGTCGGCTTTTACCGGCAATGATGAAGTAATAGCCTTTACGGAACAGCTAAATAAAAGGTTTGTTATCGCCGGAGCTTCGGCAGACGATATAAAAAATTCAACTTTGCAATTGACGCAGGCATTATCAAGCGGAGTTTTGAGGGGCGAGGAGCTTAATTCTGTATTTGAAAATGCTCCTAATATAATATAAGCTATATCTAAATATATAGGCGGAAACAAGGATTTACTAACAACGATTGCCAGCGAAATGAAAATGTCAACCGAAGAACTGAGCAAAAATGTACAGGGAAACATAAGGAACATTGCCGCAGAGGGGCTTATAACGGCAGACATTGTGAAAAATGCTTTGTTGTCAACTGCTGAGGAAACTGACAAAACCTTTGACAACATGCCTAAAACCTTTGCACAACAAATGACCGGCATTAAAAATCAAGCAGTAAGAGCCTTTGAACCGGTATTCGAGGTTATAAAAAAAGTAGTGAACAGTGAAAAGTTTACTGCTTTTGCTACAGATATAGTAAAGTCTATGTACAGAGTTTCAGCCATAGCAAGTACATCTCTTGAGCATTTAGCGGTTATAGCCTCCGTTATTTATGATAATTGGAGTATTTTAAGCCCTATATTTACAGGATTAGCCGCTGCGGTCGGCTTATATACAGCGGCGGTTACTGTATCAAACATTACAAATGCTGTCAGTACGGGGATACATACAGCTCAAACAATAGCATTTGCTTTAAAAAACGGGCTGACGGTCAAAGAAGCTAAAGATATTAAAAAGCTCACAATAGCACAATGGGCGTCAAATGCGGCTTTTTTGGCTTGTCCTATCACTTGGATAGTTGCCGGAATAATAGCGGTGATAGCGATTATATATGCAGTAATAGCGGTTATAAATAAGTGTCAGGATAAGGTCTATTCGGCAACGGGAGTTATTTGCGGTATATTAAATATTGCCAAAAACAATGTTATAAATTTACTGTTAATGCTGTTAGAAAAGACGTTTACAATAATTAACTTTTTTATAGTGCCTTTTCAGCAGGCGGCTAACTTTATTCAAAATGTCTTTAAAAGCCCTATAACTGCCGTTGCTTTGCAATTTCAACAGATGGCAGACAGTATTTTAGAAAGTGTCCAAAAGGCAGCCAAAGGGATAGATTTTATCATGAAAACCGATACAGAAAAAACGGTACAGGGCTGGCGTGATGAGCTTAAAAATTCGGTTGCTGAATTGGCAAAAGACCGAGGGGTTGACATAAATGACTTTAAAACAGATGTTTTTGAACTGAGTTTAGACAAGTTTGGTCTTGAATATAAAGACATTAAAAGTTCTTATTCTGAGGGTTATAACTTCGGAAAAGGACTTGATGAGAAAATATCTAATTTTGGCTTAGAGGACTTCTTTAAAGATATGACCTCCGGTATGGGCAGTATAGAAGATTTGCTTAATGGTATAGAACAAAATACCAAAAATACATCTGAAGATATGGAGCTGTCACAGGAGGATTTAAAGTTTATGAGAGATATGGCTGAAATGAAATATATTAATCGTTTTACAACGGCAGAAATTAAAGTTGAAATGAATAATAACAATAGCATTGCTTCAGG